AAACTTTCAAAACACTGGTTATGTAATACCAGTATATAAAACTAGGAGAATATGATTGCCTAAATTGCCACGCTACGTACAAGAACGAGCTTCACCCTCTGGGGTGATCTCATACCGCTTTAACCCACCACAGAACCTTGTTGATGAGGGAGTGGTCAAACGTGAGGAGTACGGAACAGATTTAAAACAAGTACGCAAGATTGTTCGTGATCACAATAAAGCGATTGACACATGGCGTGAAGAACAATCACAGATTGTACGAATAAAGTCTAGCAGCAAGGTTACAGATCTCATTAACTATTACTATATGTCTAATGATTTCAATGCTTTACGTCACTCGACTAAGGTTGACTACAGGTACTTTCTAACTGTGCTGCACCAGACTATGGGATGGCGTAAGTATGAACACGTTACCTCTAAAGTTGCAAAGCAAGCATATGAAGAGTGGGTGAAACGTGGCATCAGTTTTGCTAATCATGCGGCAACATGTGCCAGTAGGGTGTACAACTATGCGATACAGATGGAGCATACTACGTACAATCCTTGGGCAAACATCAAGCGTAAGTCACCACAACAGCGTAAGATAGTGTGGACACATGACGATGTTGTTAAGTTTCTTGATGTAGCATACAGCGACTTTGAGTATCGTAACATTGGCTTGATTGTTCAGATGGCATACGAGTGGTGTCAGCGACTAGGTGACATGCGTATGTTGACGTGGGATAACATTGACTTTCGTACTCAGAAACTGTCACTGGAACAGAGTAAGCGTAGGGCTGATGTAGAACTACCAATATCAGAGGATCTATTACACATGTTAAACGAACAGCGTAAAGACTTTGGCTTTCAAGACTATGTTGCCCCACATCCTAGACCTACGGATGGTTCGTATAACCCTTATGCTATGGAGAGACTATCCAAAGTGGGTAGAAGGGTAATGCGTCTAGCTAAACTACCCGAAGAGTTACGTCTTATGGACTTACGTAGAACAGGTGTAACACAGATGGTAGATGCTGGTGTACCATTGCCCCAAGTTATGGCAGTCACAGGACACAATCATGTGTCTTCTGTGAAACCATACATGAAGCATACGTACATTAGTGCAAATAGTGCCTTGACACAGAGAAACGTATCTGTATCCTTGAGTGGAGCGAACAACATAGAAAGTGATACAGTATGAATATACAAAATATTATAGATGATCTAGCATTAGTAAATGGTCAGACTAAACGTATGACATGTCCATCATGTAATACTAAGAATACATTTACTATTACTAATAATATGGGTAAGATCATATGGAATTGTTATAAGGCTGGGTGCAGTGTGTCTGGTGGCACACGTACTCAACTGACTGCTGATGACATACGCAAGTCATTGGGTAGTGTTGCAGAAGAGACACATGTATCAACATTTTCAAAACCAGAATGGTTTGTGCGTGATGATGCAAAGATTAGAGACTTCTGTGACCAGTGGGAGCTAGACCCACAAGATTTAGGCTTGTTGTATGACGTTAAAGAACATCGTGTGGTGTTCCCTGTTGTACACAATGGAATTACAGTCGATGCCACAGGCAGATCACTAGGTAAGCGTATACCTAAGTGGAAAAGATATGGTAAAAGTGACTTGCCATACGCTTCTGGACGTGGTAAAACGGCTGTAGTTGTTGAGGACTGCGTAAGTGCTGCTATTGTAGGTGATGGTGGTGTATATGTCGGGGTCGCAGTGTTGGGTACATCATTGTCCACTGGACACAAGAGGTACTTGTCGCAGTTCTCAACAGCAATAATTGCATTAGACCCCGATGCTTTACCTAAGACACTGCAGTTTGCACGAGAGTTGCGTCAGTATGTGGATACAATCAAGATCCTATACTTGCGTGACGATTTGAAATACCGTAACCCTACCGACTTTGAAAACCTTACAACACTAGGAGACACATAATGGAATTATCATTGATACGTAGTCTGATGGACAAAGACTTTTATGACGAGCATCGTGGTGCACGTTGTCCTGATAGACTATTCAGTAAAGATGTACGTAAGATCAAGCAGTCTATTGACACTGCTATGGATCGTTACGAGCGCAGCGTTACACCTGCAGAGATTGAGGCACTGTTCATGGCAAACAATCCTACTCTTACAACCGCACAGAAAACTGCATACAGCCACCTGTTTGGGCAGGTAAGTAAGGAGCAACCAATGGGCAGTGACGTAGCCCAAGAGGTGCTGTCTAAGCTGTTCCAGCAGGTGATTGGTGAGGACATTGCTAACCTTGGCTTTGACTATGTAAATGGTAGCAAGTCTACACTTGAGCCATTACGTCAAATGCTTGAGCAGTATGGTGATGACTTCACACCCAACCTACGTATTGATTGGGAAGACATTGACCTTGATACTATCCTTGCAATGACTGACCTTGAGTCACAGTGGACATTTAACATACCCACGTTGACACGTAAGGTTGAGGGCATCAATGCTGGTCACTTGATTGAGGTAGGTGCACGTCCTAACACAGGTAAGACATCCTTTCATGCCTCACTTGTGGCTGGTCCTAATGGATTTGCATGGCAGGGTGCACGTGTTGTTGTGTTGTGTAATGAAGAAGGCTACCACCGTGTAGCTCACCGTTACATCACAGCAGCTACAGGCATGGACAAGTTTGAAATTGTGAAGAACAAACAGGAAGCCATGCGTATCTTTAATCAGATACGTGACAAGATTATGTTCAAGGATGCAACAGGACGTGACATGAATTGGGTTGAGTCTGTGTGCAAGTCATATAAACCTGACGTAGTTATCCTAGACATGGGTGACAAGTTTGCCCGTACCGCTGGGTTCTCACGTCCTGATGAGGCACTCAAAGCTAATGCCATACAAGCACGACAAATTGCCAAGCAGCAAGAGTGTGCCATGTTCTACATGTCGCAGCTATCTGCAGAAGCAGAAGGTAAAGTTGTACTCAACCAAGCCATGATGGAAGGCTCACGTACAGGTAAGGCAGCAGAAGCTGACCTTATGATTATGATCTCCAAGAACCCTACAGTTGAGGGTCAAGAGGAAGAAGACAACCAACGCCACATCAATGTGGTAAAGAACAAACTATCTGGGTGGCACGGTATTGTTCACACAGATCTTGAATACAAGATAGCGAGGTATGTATCATGAGCGATTGGATAATGAAATATGTATTAATTATTCCTTATGATGTGTGGGAGCCAGAATATGACAACCCCGTAGAAAGAGTGACCACTGAATTTTTTGAAACACCCGAAAAGGCTATGAAGTATTTGCACGATTACATATATGATGCAGATAATGAATATCCTTTAAGATATGAAACATGGGAAGAATGGGGAGAAAAGCAAGACATTTACTTATATGAGAGGTATGTATCGTGAACCAACTAGAACTATTTAATCTTGAGGTACAAAAAATTAATGATGGTTTAGAGTGCAACAACTGTGGGATAGTTCAACCCATAAACAACTTTCAGCATATGCTATCTGGAGAAATAAAAAGAAAGTGTAGGTCTTGTGCACGTAATCAATCTAACTTGATTAAACATTTACGTTCAGTACATCCATATCCTGAAGAAGATTACACATGTCCTATATGTAACCGTGACATACGGGAGATAGGTAGAAAGGGCCAGAAAAGATTGCAGACTTGGGTGATTGATCACTGCCATGACACAGAAACATTTCGTGGTTGGGTGTGCCATCATTGCAACGTTGGCTTAGGAGCTTTCAATGACAGGCTAGACAGGGTTGAGGCGGCAGTAGTATACTTAAAAAAACATAAAGGAATATAGCATGATACAAACATTTTACGTAGATCACATGGGTACAGACTTATCTGTGGCTAATGCAGCACGAGTGAGCTTTGGTAAGCGCAGTGAGATGGATACGAGTGACGTATGGGGTCCACCTAAGTTGAAAGACAAAGACGTCAAGCTAATCCGTTATCTTGCAGAGCATAAACACATCAGCCCTTTCGGGCATTGCTTTGCCAGCTTTCATGTTAGGGCACCTGTGTTTGTAGCACGTCAGTTAGTCAAGCATAAGTTCCTGCGTTGGAATGAGATTAGCCGTAGATATGTGGACAGTGAGCCTGAGTTTTATCAGCCAACAGATTGGCGTGGGCGAAGTTTAGATGTCAAGCAGGGTAGTGCGGGTAAAATAACTGTGTCTTCTGACATAGCTAGAGACATGGCAGACTCAGCCAAAAAAGACTATGAGTACTTATTAGATCTGGGTATTTGTCCAGAGCAAGCACGTATGGTACTACCACAGTCTATGATTACTGAGTGGTACTGGTCAGGTAGTTTGGATGCATTTGCTGACATGTGTAACCTACGCTGTAAGCCTGACACACAATACGAAACACAAGTTGTGGCTGAACACATTGATACTGAGATGGCTAAACTATTTCCTGTATCATGGAAAGCATTAAGGGGGAACGAATGATGAGAGGTAACATTGACGGTGCAATTAAGGCATCAGCTATTGTAGCTTTACTTATAGCTGTGCCACCAGTGCTAATAGCTATGACGTATGACGAGTACCCTAAGTACTGTAAGCTATCTATCTTGCTGCCATGCATAGGAGTGAATGATGAGTGAAATAAAAATAACTGACATAGAAGAACACGAGGATGGTAGTGCCACACTACAAGTAGAGTGTGACCCTGAGACATTCATGGCTATCTTTGACTTAGGCTTTGTGACCTTAGTAAAGAGAGGCTTAGAAGGTGAGAAGTGGCAGACCTGTGTAAGTTGTGGTGGCCCAGCGCTGAGTGACATGTGCGGCTTTTGTTTAAAGGAAGAGTGACTATGATTAAACCTATGACACAAGAAGAAAGAGAACGTGCTACTGAAAGGAGACTTATTAATATGACTACATCAAAATCAATATGTGAGATACGCCTACACAATGCAATGGTACGTAACAACCTAACACTAGAAGAGTGCATAAATGCTATAGATACATATGCAGAAGATAAAAAGTTTCACGAGCATCTTGACAGTCTATACAATGTAGAACAGGATACATGGGATGATTGGCACGATGGAGATATAAAGTAGGAGATAATATGATACTGACCCTCGACGTAGAAAACACAGTAACTAAACGAAACGGCAAGATGCACCTTGATCCGTTTGAGCCAGACAACACACTTGTAATGGTGGGTATGCTAGATGATCACATGAATGAAACAATTGTAACGTTTGATCACGCAGAGCAACAGCCCACCACAGATGGGCGGCGTATTGTTCAGGATGCACTGGACTCTACCCGCCTGTTGGTTGCGCACAATGCCCCTCACGATCTTGTATGGTTGTGGGAGTCAGGTTTTAATTATGACGGTGACATCTTTGATACCATGCTAGGCGAGTACGTACTGCAGCGTGGACAGAAAGAGGCACTGTCACTTGAAGCATGTGCAGAACGCTATGAGCTTGACACTAAGAAGCAAGACACACTCAAAGAATACTTCAAGCAAGGCTTGTCTACTCGTGACATACCACACGCAGAACTATCTGAGTACTTGTCACATGACTTACATGCTACGCAACAATTGTTCAACCGTTTGCAGACGAAGTACGAGGAGTGCAGTTCACTGGAGCCAACGATCACACTGACTAATCAGCTTGCGATACACCTTGCACGTATCTATCAGCGTGGCTTTCAGGTAGACATGGATGCACTGATGAAGGTACGTGATGAGTTTGAGCAAGAACGTAATATTCTGTCAATTGCATTAGAAGAACAAGTTGCAGATCTTATGGGTGACAGACCCATAAATCTCAACAGCCCAGAGCAGAAGTCATGGGTTATCTATAGCCGTAGACCACACGACAAGAAGGTGTGGGCAGATTTGTTTGATGAACGTATGTCTGACACAGAGTACCGCAGTACAGTACGACTGCACAGTGATCGTTTATACAAACAAAAAGCACATCAGTGTAAAGAGTGTTACGGCACAGGACAGGTAAGAAAGGTAAAGAAAGATGGTACTCCATTCGCTAGGACTAATAGATGCACTGCTTGTAATGCTGCTGGCTTTGTATATACTGATACCACTACTCTGGCAGGACTAAAGTTCTCACCACCTACAGCCAAGTGGGTAAGCTCCAATGGCTTTGGTACAGACAAAGGTAACTTGCTATACCTTGAGGGCATTGCACGTTCCAAGGGTTTAAAAGAAGCAGAGCTATTCTTACAGAACCTACGTAGATTGTCTGCAGTAGAAACGTATCTCAGCAGCTTTGTAGAGGGCATAGCAACGCATGTAAAGAATGACGGTAGGTTGCATGTACGCTTACTGCAACACCGCACTGGTACAGGCCGTTTATCAGGTGCAGACCCTAACATGCAGAACATGCCACGTGGTGGTACGTTCCCTGTTAAGCGTGTGTTCACATCACGTTGGGAAGGTGGTCAAATTATGGAAGCTGACATGGCACAGTTAGAGTTTCGTGTTGCTGCATTTCTTGCGCAAGATGCTACTGCCATTGAGGAAGTGTCTACAGGCTTTGATGTACATGCTTACACCGCCAAGGTTATCAGTGATGCAGGTCAGCCTATGTCACGGCAAGAAGCTAAGGCACATACATTTGCACCTTTGTACGGTGCCAGTGGTTTTGGTAGGTCACAAGCAGAAGCGACATACTACCAACAGTTTACGACAAAGTATTCTGGTATTGCCAAGTGGCATGAGGCACTAGCCAAAGAAGCATTGAACACAGGCAAGATCACTACGCCATCTGGACGTGAGTTCGCTTTCCCTGACGTTGTACGTAGACGCTTTGGGGGTGTGACATTTTTCACACAGATAAAAAATTATCCAGTGCAATCGTTTGCAACTGCTGACATTGTACCCATATCTCTGATATACATAGATAGGTTACTAACAGCAAACAGGCTACACAGTTGTGTAGTAAACAGTGTACATGACTCAGTTGTGATTGATGTGCACCCAGATGAGAAGGACAAAGTACTAAAGGTTATTAGCACAGCTAATGACAAACTAATCGCAATCGTCAACCGCAAGTGGGGCATAGATTTCAATGTACCTCTATTATTAGAGGCAAAGATTGGTCCGAATTGGCTTGACGTAAAAGATGTAATATGATATAACCACCATTCGTCTAAAAGAAAAGGAGACTTAATATGAATCAAGTATCAACAATCGACACAAACAATTTCTCAGCAATGGCCCAAGCAATGGGCATGAACGCAGATGCACCAAAGCAATCTGCTAAAGCAAGTACACTTGCACGTTTACGTATTCATCACTCACCTATCATGGGTCAGCAAGAAGTCAATGGTAAGATGAAGAACGTAGAGGTTGTAAGTGGTGGCACCTACAAGCTAGAGATTCCAGATGGGCCTACATACTACGCTGAGAGTGTGTCTATTCGTCCTTACCTGCAACGCTTTATGCACAAGAAGTTTGTTATGGGTAATGACTCAAGACCAAACCGTTATGTCAAGACAGTTATGGCTAATGACCTTAACGCTGACATGAAAGACAACGATGGTGGCTTCAATTGTGGTAAACCTGCTGGTTTTATTCAAGATTGGGCTGCACTACCAGACAACATGAAAGACTTGATTAGATCAATTAAGCGTGTTCGTGCATTGTTTGGTGTCGTTGAGATGGTCAATCCTACCGACGATCAAGGTAACTCTGTTGACGTAGAGTCTACCCCATTCATCTGGGAGATTGACAACCGTGACGCATTTAAGACAGTCGGTAAAGTATTTGCTGATCTGACAAAGATGCGCCGCTTGCCACCACAGCACTATGTGTCAATGACCACAACAGAAGTACCGTTACCTAATGGTAGCAGCTTCTATGTGCCTAATACTTCACTGGACCTGAACAATACGTTGGACATGGACAATGAGGCACAGGAGAACTTTGCTAACTTCATGGCATGGATTGAGAATTACAATACGTATATCCTCAACTCATGGGATGAGAACATGCATAAGAATGAAGAGGTTGACACAGAAACTGTGGAAGAGTTCGTAGACATTGACGCAGAGGATTTTGTCTAATGAACCATCCTGCTGAACTGGCGATCAATCAGTATCTTGAAGATGCTACATCTGGTAAATCAACAATGTCAGAAGAAACAATCAAACAGATTGGTGAAGATGTAATGGATGCTGTTAGACGCCAGTTTGGTGGGGGCAATAAGCGTGACGAGTTTCGGTTGCGTATGTCCAATGTGGGCAGACCGACTTGTCAGCTTTGGTTTGAGAAGAATAAACCAGAGAGAGCGTTGCCTAAACCAACAACATTCGTAATGAACATGCTGATGGGTGACATCGTAGAAGCAGCGTTCAAGGGTATCATAACAGAAGCAGGAGTTAAGTACGAAGACGATGACAACTTTGTTGAACTACAGTTAGGTGACACTACAGTAAAGGGATCATACGATCTTGTGCTGGATGGGGCAGTCGATGACGTTAAGTCTGCATCGGACTGGTCATACAGAAACAAGTTTGAATCATTCCAAACACTAAAAGACAGTGACCCATTCGGTTACGTAGGTCAACTAGCTGGCTACGCTAAGGCTGCAGGTAAGAAAGCAGGTGGCTGGTGGGTAGTCAACAAAGCCAACGGTGGAATTAAATATGTTCCAGCAGAAGGTATTGACATTGACGCAGAAATTACTACATTAGAAGATACTGTAGCCACAGTAAACGCTAATGAGTTTAGGCGTTGTTTTGATCCTGTACCTGAGACATTTAGGGGTAAGGCATCAGGCAATAAAGTACTGAACAGTAATTGTAAGTTCTGTGACTACAGATTTGAGTGTTACCCTACGCTACAAGAGTTACCATCAAAGGTGTCTCAAGCTAAGGTAAAGCCCATTGTGGCATACGTAGAAGTAAAGGAGTATTAAATGCTAGGTGATGATGAAATAAAAGAAATGCAAGAGCAGATCAATGCTATGGAAAAGGATCTTCTTGAGCGTAAGAAAGCTTTACATGAGGCTAAGTACGCAGGATTACGTTCTGCTATGGAAGCACGTAAAGCAGCAGAAGCAGCAGTACGAGAAGAATTACGCTCATTAGGTGTAGCTACTGTAAGTAGTTTGCCTAGTCCTTGGAATGGGTTGTGGCGTATCTAATGAATGGCAAGCAGTTTGCCGCTGCTCTGAAATATGGGTATAGGAGTGGGCTAGAGATCAAAGTAAAAGACTACTTGGTAGAGCGTAATATTCGTGTCAAGTACGAAGCCATTAAGATTGAGTGGGAAGATCTTATGTACCGCACCTATACCCCAGACTTTGTGTTACCTAATGGGATCATAATAGAAACAAAGGGTAGGTTTACAGCAGACGATAGACGTAAACATGCCGCTATTAAGAAACAGCATCCAAAGCTAGACATTAGGTTTGTGTTTGAGAGTAGTAGACGTAAGCTGAGTAAAGGTGCTAAGACAACCTACGGTCAGTGGTGTGAAAAAAATAAGATCTTGTTCTACGACAGGATCATCCCAGAAGATTGGTTAAATGAAAAGGGTAAGGACATGCATCCTGATCTAATACATTTCCCATTCAAAAAAGTGAAGAGGAAATAATATGACAGAAGAAAAAGTATTTATAGACTTTGATCCAAATGATTTCATTGTACGTATTACACCATTCCTAGACCAAAAGGGTAACTGGACAGGTGAGTTGATGGTAGGTACTGTGACTACAGGAGAGAACACTACTACAGATGACGACTACGTAAATCTAATGCGCTTGTGTCACATGGTTTGTGCATCTATCCCAGCTATGGAAGATGACAATGATATACGAGACACACTTGCCAAGTATGCCAATGATGTGTTAGAAGAAGAAGAGGCCGCACCAAAAGCTACAGTGGAGAGTGTAGAAGACAATGTGGTTAAAGTAAAGTTTAATTAGAGGAGATATGTATGTCAGATAAAGATATGGTAAACTCACCAGAGCACTACAACTTTGCAGGAGTAGAATGTATTGATGCTATTCGTGCAGCAACTGGTGAAGAAGGTTTTCAGTATTACCTGCAGGGTAACATTATGAAATACCTATGGCGATACAGATATAAGAATGGTATAGAAGACTTACAGAAAGCGCAGTGGTATCTGAATCAATTAATTGAGGAAGAGAACGGTGATAGTTAAAGTCTTCCTTACACTAGAACTAGACGAAGACGAATATCCTATTCCTGTGGATGGCTTTGTTGATGAAGAAGTAAAGGATGCACTACAGGAATTTATCTACGATGTAGATGGTATGAAGATTAAAGCAATGAAACTAATTACGGAGTGATGTATATGGACAATTATTTACCAACAGACTATCAATCCTTCATTCATAAGTCACGTTACGCACGATGGCTTGATGAAGAAAGTAGACGAGAAGCATGGGATGAAACAGTAGATCGTTATATGAATAACGTAGTTGAGCCTGTAGTTGACAGTGGTGCTAGTGAGGCTGACTTTAATGTTGCTCACGATATTGAGCAAGCTATTCTTAGCTTAGAAGTTATGCCCTCTATGAGAGCTATGATGACCGCTGGTAAGGCATTAGAACGTGACAACACTGCAGGGTATAACTGCAGCTACCTACCCGTAGATGACCCTAAGTCCTTCGACGAGGCTATGTTCATCCTCTTGTGTGGTACTGGTGTCGGCTTCAGCGTTGAGCGTCAGTTCATATCTAAGCTCCCCGAAGTTCCTGAGTTGTTCGACAGTGAGACTACTGTTGTCGTTAAGGATAGTAAGGAAGGTTGGGCTAAAGCTTTCAGACAAGTTCTTGCTCTCCTATGGGCTGGTGAGATCCCTAAGTGGGATGTCTCTAAAGTACGTCCTGCTGGTGCACGACTAAAGATCTTTGGTGGTAGAGCCAGTGGCCCTGCACCTTTAGTTGAACTGTTTAACTTTGCTGTTACTACATTTAAGGCTGCACAAGGACGTAAGCTGTCTAGCATTGAGTGTCACGATCTTATGTGCTTCATTGGTCAAATAGTAGTTGTAGGTGGTGTACGTAGGTCAGCTATGATTAGTTTATCTAATCTATCGGATGATCGTATGCGTTATGCTAAGTCAGGTCAATGGTGGGAGACTGCAGCACATCGTGCACTAGCCAATAATAGTGTTAGTTATACAGAGAAACCAGACATGGAAACATTTATGCGTGAATGGCAGTCATTAGTTGAAAGCAAATCAGGAGAACGTGGTGTATACAATAGGCAAGCAGCTAAAAATCAAGCTAAAAAGTTTGGTCGTAGAGATCCAGATTATGAGTTTGGAACTAATCCTTGCAGCGAGATCATCCTTCGTCCATATCAGTTCTGTAATCTTACGGAAGTTGTTGTACGTGCTACAGATACTCTGGAAGATCTTGAACGAAAGATCCGTTTGGCAACAATTCTGGGAACTATCCAGTCAACGTACACCAAGTTCCCATACCTGCGAAAGGTGTGGTCTACCAATACAGAAGAAGAACGACTGCTTGGTGTGTCACTCACAGGGATAATGGACAACCCTCTGATGACTTTATCTAACAAAGGATTGGAGAAAACACTTGAACATCTTCGTGGGATCGCTGTATCTACTAATGCTGAATGGGCTGACCGTCTTGGTATACCTGTTGCTGCTGCAATTACATGTGTCAAACCGTCAGGCACAGTCTCACAACTGGTGGATAGTGCCAGTGGCATACATGCTCGTCACAGTGCCCATTATATCCGTACTGTCCGTGGTGATAATAAAGATCCGTTAACAAAGTTTATGATGGATCAAGGCATACCCAATGAGCCATGTGTTATGAAGGGTGATACGACTACAGTGTTTAGTTTTCCTGTTAAGTCACCAACAAAGTCAGTCACACGTAATGATATGTCAGCTATTGAGCAGCTAGAGATGTGGCTTATGTATCAACGACACTTCTGTGAGCACAAACCCAGCGTTACAATCTCTGTACGTGAGGAAGAGTGGATGGAAGTAGGGGCATTTGTGTACAAGTACTTTGATGAGATGTCAGGTGTATCATTTTTACCACACTCTGAACATACTTATCAGCAAGCGCCTTATCAAGAGGTAGACAAGGACACATATAAAATGGTACTACAGAGTATGCCTGAACGAATTGATTGGGCTGGGCTGTCTGAGTACGAGAAAGACGATAACACTGTTGCAATGCAAACTATGGCTTGCTCTGGTGATGTATGTGAAATAGTAGATATAACATAAGGAGATATAATATGTTTGAAGTAATGACGTTTATAGCAGGTGCAGTAGTAGTGGCAGACTTTGTTATCCCAATGGTAATGGATACAGTCTCAGGTCTGTTCTGATGTATGTGCTAGTGCTCATTATGACCTTCCAAGGTGATATGAAAGTACAGGCTTTTCATTCATTGTTTCCAGATTACAATACATGTATAAAGGTAGCAGTTACAATGGAAGAAAGATTAGTGAGCACTAAACCATCGCCAGATGCTACCGCAAATACCTATTGCTTTGAAATACCTAAGTCTATATAAAGGAGAAATGATATGGCTAAACTAACATTAGATGATGTAGAGTACGAAACAGATGACTTTACAGAAGAGCAAACTAAATTGTTGCAGGAGATTACTTACAACAATACAATCCAATCTCAGATAGAGTACCAATCACATAGCTTAAAAGTATCAAGTGAGCTACTGGTAGGTAAGCTAAAAGCTACACTAGAAACAGAAACACCAGCAGAATCGGAGTAAGATATGGCTTACAGAAAACCTTTCTCACGTGACCTTTACGCTAAGTATGACGAAGCAGCAAAGCAAACACTGATCACTCACCTTATCGGTGAGGGTCACGAACTTGTGGATAGCACAGAGTCATATGATGCAGACGTTGTAACTCAAAAAGATGGAGTAAAATATTACAGTGAAGCTGAAGTAAAGACTGCGTGGGTAGGTGACTGGCCTACCAATTGGGCAGAGATACGTATACTTGAGCGTAAGAAAAAACTATTATCTAAACATGACAACCTACAATTCTATATATTCAGCAACAACATGGATAAATGCTGGTGTATAGACAGTTCACTACTAACAGATGACAAGCTACGTGAAGCACGTGGACGTAACATCTATGCAGGTGAACAATTTTATCATGTGCCTTACACTGAAGCAACATTAATCAACGTAGCATAAGGAGTTTCTTATGATAAAAAGAACAAGCAGAAAAGATCGTGGTCTGGGTAAATACGATGCACCACTTAAAGTACAATATCAAATGGGTTACGAAAACTTTAAGCGGGGTAAACTAGTCAACCCTTTCCACGAGGATACAATGCAGTATCGTGAG